CGCTATTCTTAGGAGTAGCGGTTTTCTTTTTTTCTATTCATGGGGCACAAATGGGGCACAAAACTACTTATAAATTTTATCCAGGACATCAACAACTTTGGACTTTATATTTTTGGTAACGTGAGTATAAATCTCCATTGTGGTCTTTCCGTTGTCTTTGTGGCCAACCCTTTGAGTGATTGCCTTCAAGGGAATGTTATTTTCAGCAAGCGTACTGATCAGTGTATGGCGTAGGATATGGGGGTGAAGTGGCTTTTGGATTGGATTCTTTAAAGTATCGTTTGCCTTTTTCATGAGCTTGCCGATAGATGATTTATGGATAGGAATCCCGTTAGCTGATACGAAGATGAACCCCATATCCTTGTAGTTAGGATTGGTACTTTTTCTGATTTCGTGAAGCTCAATAAATTCTTCAATGATCTCTATCTCTTTTTTGGTCAAGTCAACAACTCTTATAGATGATAAGGTTTTAGGTGTAGTCTTGATACCTTCAGAACCTTTGCGCGTGGGGTCTAAGGTACCATTGATAGTGATAGTCTTATTTTCTCGGTCATAATTCTCAAATTTAAGCGCCCCAGCCTCCCCGACGCGACAGCCGTTGAGTGCCATGAATTCAGCCATGCGGGCGACGTGATAGCCCCGATTATACTTTTTCATGGCCTTCAAAAGCCTTTTTAACTCACTTTGCTCAAGGAACTTGTCTTCAATCCGCTCCATATTTTCGTATGTGACAACCTTTTTAGGCAATCTTACACGCTGGACAGGATTGCTATCAATCAGCTCCATATCTAGCGCATACTTGAAGACCATGCTCAAGACTGACTTTTGTTTTTTGAGCTTAATATGATTTTCTTCCGAATCCGTGAAAAATTGTTGGGTGTACTTGGCCGTGATATTTTTTATCTTTACTTCAGGCGCAAAAGTCTCTTTTATCTCATCTACAGCATATACCATGGTCTTGATGGTAGATGGCTTGATTGATTTCTTATGAAGTTCCCACCAGTCGTTTAGCACATCCGTGAAAAGCATATCAGTAGTAGTCAGACTTTGTAGCTTTTCGGCTATCTTCTCATCTAGTATCTTTTGTGCCTCTTTTTTGGCACGGGGGGACTTGCTGTCAAGTACGATTGATATCTTTTTCAATTTCTCAGTATACGGATCTGTATATCTCTCCGCAAACCTATATCGTCCGTTGGGAAGTTCTTCCATCCACATTGCATTTACCTCACTTTTTTGATAAAATGGGTATAGTAAAAAGAGCTTTTTAATGCTTTTTACTATACAGTTTTTCCCTCACGCTCAAGATTTGCCGTCTCAGAGAGCTTGAGGGATTTTTTTGTTATATAGTGCTTTCCTTTAGGTAAGCGTCTATCATGGATTTGATAATCCTTTTGTCGCGGTCAGTAATTTTTTGGCCGTCTTTTTTTATGTCCATTGAGAAAAATTCATCAAACTCAAGCTCTTTTAAATTTTCACTTTCAAGAGCTTCTTTTATAGTTTCTCTATCAGGTTTTTCCTGATCCGTGCGACCGAGCAAAAAATCTACTGACACGTCAAAAAAGTCCGCAAGTTGCATGACTCTATCCATAGAAGGGTGATTTCTTTTTAGGCCATACAGAGTGTTTTTGCCTACACCAATACCTTCTTCAACTTCATTGAATGATAAGCCTCTACTTTTACAAAGTTTTTTCACGGCTTCATAGACAGGTAGCATTTACATGCACCCCCTTTTTTTATCCAAATATTCACGTTTTAAGATTATATTTGATACTTCATATATAAAAGATTAAATATAATCTTAAAAATGAAGAAAAAATACAAAAAAACTTAAAAAAAAGATGAAAAACTGTTGACAAGGCTTTTCCAAAGTGGTATTATTATCTCAGAGTTAAAGATATTGTTAAAAATCAAATCAAAAAAACTTCCTGTTTTTTGTGTACCTTTAATGTACTTTGGTTTTCTTTATTTTTTGTTATACCTTTAAAAAGACTATTCTTATCAGTTTTATAAAACTTTTTATAGTTTTTTATAGCTTTTCTTTACAATCCTATTATATAAGAATTAATCTTTGTTGTCAACATTTTTTTAAAAAAATAAAAAATTTTTTCACATTTTCTTTAACTTGTAGTATTTTAAATTAAAAAAGGAGGTGGTCATATGAAAGACCAACAAAAGAAATGGGTAAGTCTAGCGGAGGCAAGTTTAAAGGAAAAAGGATGGAGTAAGTCAGACCTAGCTATCGTAGCAGGTGTCACACCATCAGCTATCACACAATTGTTTAAGCAGGGAAAAGGAAGTGATGATTTGAAGTTGCTCATCCACAAAAAGTTGAAGCTATCGGAGTCTTGGGAAAAACTTGAAGAAATTAGCTAAAGGAGTAAAAGACATGCACGAAGTTTTTAATTTTAATGGCACAGACGTAAGAACGTCTAAAATTGGCGGAAAAATTTGGTTCGTAGCTAAAGAAGTTGCAAGTATTCTAGGATATAAAAATTCGCGACAAGCTTTAGCAAGTCACGTGGACGACGTTGATAAGGGAGTCCAGATTTGGGACACCCTTGGGGGAGCTCAAGAAGTTGCAGTAGTCAATGAGTCAGGTTTGTATGCGTTGATTTTGGCTTGTAAATTGCCGCAGGCAAAAGCCTTTAAGCATTGGGTAACGTCAGAGGTGCTTCCAGCCATTCAGCGTGAAGGCGGATATATTCGCAAGGATTTAGACGAAGACGCGTTTATCGCTCTCTTCACAGGCCAGAAGAAGTTACGGGAACAGCAAGCAACAATGGTTGAAGATATCAACTATCTGAAGAATGAGCAACCGATTCATCCAAGTTTTGCTCAAGCTTTGCTGAAAAAACGAAAAGCAAGAGTAGTAGCCTGTTTAGGAGGCATTGATAGCCCAGCTTATGAAAATAAGGTTTTCGCAAAATCAGTTTTTAAGCAAGCAGAAATTGATTTCAAAGACCATTTCAACATCAGCAGATATGACCTGCTTCCAAAGAAATATGCGAATGAAGCTCTAGCTTATTGGCGTAACTGGGAGCCAAACACCAATATGAAGTTGCGGATCATGCAATTAAACGAATATCACTGCTATTAAGCAGAAAAAAAGCCTGACTGCAATCAGGCCCTTAACAAAAAAGTATATATAAAGTATAACACGGGAGGCAGAGAAATGCCAGTAATTAATAACGTGAATTTTCGCCCTGTATCTCAAGAAGAAAAAGCTGAATGGGGCGGGTATGAAAGTTTGAAAGAAAAATTCAACGATTTGTCATTAACAACGTTGAAGCAATGGGCGAATGAAATGAAAGATCATAATGATTTTAAACATTTTGTTATGCACCCGACTCATAAAACAGTACTTATTCATTACAAAGGTTTTGCCTTGTATTGCATGTGGAAGTCACGCAATCGCTACAAGACCAAAAAAGAAAGTTTAAAAGACTTACTTACAGACCTGAAAGCTGAAAAAGCTATCATTGAAGAAGTTGCGGAGTTAGAGCTAGATAAGCTTATGACCGCCTAAACTAGAAAGGAAAATAAAATCATGTTACAAGAACCATCAATCCTAAGTCAGCTACTAGGTGTAGCTACAATTATCATTTTTGTTGCTATTGCTTATGCGTATGTATTGCGCCAAGACAAGCTTGAAGCAGACGCAAAGAAGAAAAAGCAAGAGCTTGAAGAGAAGTTACTTGAGCTATCTGAAGAGCTTTACGAAGCGGGCAGATATGATGAGAGTCAAGCCATTCGCAAGAATATCCGCAGAAAGTTCCAAGGATTTACATTTGACAATGAAAAGCCTGAAGGTTTAAGACCAGAGCCGTTAGCATTGCCAGCGCCTATCATCAAGGAGGTGTAGGCATGTCTGAAATCAAGTGGATAAAAATCACAACTGATATTTTTGACGATGAAAAGATTTGTCTGATTGACGCCTTGCCTGATTCTGATGCCATCTTAGTGATATGGTTCAAGATTTTGACACTTGCTGGAAAGCATAACAGCAATGGTTTACTGATGATGACTGATAAGGTTCACTATACAGATGAAATGTTAGCTACCATCTTTCGTAGGCCATTAAATACAGTCAGAATGGCTATTGGAATTTTTGAACAGTTCGGGATGATTGAGATTGTTGATGGTGTTATTACCTTGCCAAACTGGGAAAAACATCAAAACGTTGATGGAATGGAGAAAATTAAGGAGCAGACACGTACCCGTGTAGCCAAATACCGTAAAAAACAGAAAAATCTTGCTCTTGGTAACGTTACATGTAACGTTACAGTAACGGATGGTAACGCACTAGAAGAAGAACAAGAAAAAGAAGAAGAAAAAGAAGAAGAAACTAGTAGTAGTAATAGTAGTTCAGCAAGCAGTGAAAAAGGCATTTATGAAAAGTTTGAGGAAGAGTTCCAAAAGAAGTTAACTCCATCTGAAATGAAAAATGTTGATAGGCTAGTCTTCGCTTATGGAAAAGACATGGTTGAAAAGGCATTGGATGAATCAATCTTAAAAGGAAAGGCTTCTTTAGGATATATCACGGGTATCTTGAAAAATTGGAGTTTATCTAAAGTAACTACTCTAGGGGATAGACTAGCAGAGAAAGATGCTCAACAAGTCAATGCTATAAAAAGACCTAGTCTTCATAAGGCTAGCAAAGGGTTTAAGCCTAGTGGTGGAGGTAAGTCAAAATGGGGATTTTAACGGTAAAGAGCCTTATCAACGAGTTTGAACAAGAGTTCTACCCTATCAGTGAAGCTAAAAAGGCATTACTTGAAAAGCAAAGTCTTGAGGTCGTGCTACAAGTACTATCTGATATGGCAAGTTGGAGTACATGTGGAGGTAAGTTAGTATGGAAGTAGACGCTTTTGAAAGACTAGCTTTAAGCTACTCTCAGAGTGTAGAAGAGCTTGATGCCAAATGTGATAAGCATGGTATCAAGCTTATCAAGCTACTACGCACTGATAAGGTAGTTTGCAGACTATGTGAATCCGAACGCATTCACGAAGAAAACCAGATTGTCATTGATAAGATTGCAGTAGAAGAAAAAGAGCGAGAACGTCTGTTCTATCTAGAAAAGTTCTCTCTCTATGATGAAGTTTTGAAAAATGCAACATTAGAGAATTTTGAAACCCCTACTAGCAAAGAAGAAGGAAAGTTAGCTTTTGCCAAAAGGGTTTGCGATGAATGGGAAGATGGTGCACGGAATAATGTTGTTTTCCAAGGAGAGCCAGGCACTGGTAAGAGTCATCTTGCTTTTGCTATTGTAAGAGCTCTATCAGATAAGACTAAAGAAATTGCAATTTTCATCAATGTCACGGACTTACTGATGAAGATTAAGGCTGATTTTAAGCAAGAAGAATATCTTGTCAATAAAATCGCAACCGCCAAGTATTTAGTACTTGATGATTTAGGAATGGAGAAAGAGAGTGAATGGTCTTCTAGCATTCTGTACAACATTCTGAACAAGAGGGCGAATACCATTGTAACAACGAACCTTACAGGAGATCAACTTGAGAAGCGTTACGGAGAGCCGTTTATGACAAGGATGCTGAAGGGTGTAGATGAAAATCACTTTATGACTTTTAATGACCTACCAAACAAACGTACGCAATACTTTTAGAAAGAAAGAGGAAAATAAGATGAATATGATCAGCTTAAAAGCAGAGGTACATTGCCCTTTTTGTGGGGAGTGTTATACACGGAAAGTTGGGCCTAACGCCAAATCATTGCTATGCCGATTCTGTCGCATGTCAATTTACCTAAAGTGGAAGACAAAGACAAGACTAGGCACTGATAAGCATGGTTTTGCACGGATTGCAGACGAGCCTTTTAACGGCAATGAAATTGTAGAAGATTTAAACGAGGTATTTGGACATGAATAAGATTAAACAGTTGCGCAAACTTAAACATATCAAGCAAAAAACGATTGCTCAGAAGCTAGGCGTATCTCAACGCACGGTGGGCAATTGGGAGCAGGGTCTCAGTCAGATTAAGCCCAGCAAAGCCAAAGAACTTGCGGACATTTTCGGAGTGGATGTATCATATCTACTAGGCTACGCCCAAGAAGGTGTTTTGCAAAGGTCAATCACAGAAGAAGTGCATAATGCCATTCTACGTGTACAGTCAGAGCACCCAGATCATGAAGATTGCATGGCTATCCGTGAAGCGTGCATGAATCTAATTGAAGCGACACTTGAAGGATATTGATTATGAATGAAACATTAAAGCAGGAAATGATATCCGCATACACGCGCTCTATCAATATCATAGACCAAAAGCTAGAAGATTTAGGCGCACCATGTGATAAAGCACTATCCCAAAGTGCCTATGCAAAGATAGCTCACGCAAAAGCAGAGGAACGCGATTACTTACGCAAGAAAAGAGCAACATTAGAAAAGAAATTGGAGGAACTAGAAAATGAATAAAGCACCTGTAACTATCCCTGAAAAAGTAGCAAATTTCATCACGCGCCAAAAGAATGAAGGTAAAAACTTCTTTTCATCGCTTGAAAATTTACAGTATGAGCTTGAAATCCTTATGTGGATCACGAAAGACGACAATGAAGACAAGTTTTTGCAAGCTTGGGTCAATGGTTTTAAGGTTGAAGAAGCTAAAAAGTACTTAGTAAAGCTGAAAAATAATGATGAAGCTATTGACTATTTGGTAAAAACGGAGATGCACGGGTATCGCTTTTTCAGTAATCTTTATACGCAACATCGTGAACACACGCGCAAAGAGCTTAAAGAAGCAGGTTTTGAATGGGTATTCACTTGCCCAGGTATTGAAATTGAAGAGGTAAATTAAAATGACAGCAACGACAGGAAAAATTGATACAAGTAAAATTACCGCTGGGGATATTAAAGCAGTAAATCTTTTAAAGTATCTCAAAAAGCAAGAAGAGATCAAGGAAAAAGAAAAAATCTTGAGGATTCCGATTTTACCAACGGAAATCGCAGAAATGCTTGAAGAAGCAAAAAAGGACGGCATGTCTCTAGTAGACACCATTGTATGTTGCCATTTAGACCTAGCAGACTTTTTCGACAAGGAAGGACAGGAAGCTTTTGCACGCGCATGGCTTGATGGATACATGACGGGAGAGGATTTTAATGATTGATAAAAAACTTTTGAAGTTTATCATACTTGCATGGATCTTATCATCAGCCGTTATTGAGATTTGGAAGATTGACAAGCTCAAGAGCTTGGAGAACCAAAAGCCTATGCTTGTCTACAAAGTAGATAATGCAGGAGCTGAAATCCATGGCAAAGTGATTGAGAAGGGACGATACGGCAAGCTATATACGATTACTATCAGAGATTATGGAGTTTTCGTAGTCACAGAAGAACAGTTTAATAGAGTAAAAATCGGAGAGGAAGTACTACTATGAAGCCACAAAGATATCCTTTTGCAGGAACAAAAAAAGAAGACGAAATCAAAAAAATTGCAAATATGTTTAAAAAGGTGAATTTACCTGATTTTAAATTGTGTTTTGGTTGGGAGTATGACCGCCTTATGTCTTGGACAAATGTTTATGTAGAGTTGGCAGGGTTTGGTAAGATTTTCCATTCAAAGCTTATCTTACAAAGTGTAGATTTTGACAAGGACACTATGCTTCACTTTAAAGTAAGGGTCGTTGAGGAAATTCTAAAAATGACAGTGTACGAATTTAAGGAAAAAGGGAACTATTCATGGGCGAATACATTCGGAGATATTTTGACGAACATTACAGACACAGGTTGTGCACGCTTACCAATCGGAGGATTAAAATGATGATGATGATCAGATTACGAGCTTATGACCGACAAGAAAAACGTTTTTTGGATTTTGAAGAAGTTAAAAAAAGCCTGACTTTTGCAGACTTGAAAAACCCACGCTACCTCTTCACGAGGTCTACGGGTTGCTACGACAAAAATGGAGTGGAAATTTTTGAAGGCGATACTATCAAGATTTTTGGCTTCAAGGGGAGCGTGAATTTTGACAAGTACGAATTTGAGCATACTTCAAATGGCAATTATGAAGAGTTTGAAGGCATTGGCTTTTACTTAATATTTTTTGAGGATTTAGATGAAGACGGCAATTATAAAAAGTTTGTCTTAACAAAAGATATGATAAATGTTGGGGAGCTAGTGCCACATGTAGCGTTTGAAATGGAAGACGAGGAAGATTAAAGATGAATGAGATTTTACAAGCGTTAGCAAAAATGCTGAATATGACGGTAGATGAGGTAAGTTCCTTGCTTGATGCTTTTAAAGGCAATGCCCCGCAGATTTATGAAATGCTTTTGAAAGAAAAGGTTTTATACGATAGTTTTCGTTTTCTGTCGGTTGTCTTCCTTTTCATCACGATTGTAGCTATTATTGCGACAGTCTGCACTACCATCTACTACTTTGTATACAAGGGTGAGAAAATGGGCTACTGGAATCTCAAAAAGGATGAAGTCTTGGAGCTCTTTGAAAAGCAAGTAGAAAACCATCGTAAGAAGTTGAAGCCTTTTCTGATAGGAAGTTACACGGCATTTGTTTTAGGGGGGACTGGATTTGTAATCTTTACAGTACTAAAGACTATCCTTGCACCCAACTATATCTTCATAGTAAAAGAAATTCTACCTAAACTCACTCACTAAAAAGAAAAGCCAGCACGCTTGCACGCACTGACCATCAGCCTTTTACTTAATACTTTACACGCATAGTATATCATGGAGGGGTCTGAAATGCAAATCGAAATGCTGGATAGAATTGATGAGAAGAAGACACGCAAGGCCGCTGAAAGAGTGCTGAAGAGGTATTTTCAGCTAAAACGGATTGCGGGTGAAGAGTATGCACCGAAGATTACCATATCCTACACACTTGAGCCTAGAGGGGGTACTGGGCACGTAAGTAAGCAAGTTGAAGATATGGTAGTCAGACGTGTATCCGCACAGCAAGATATGGAAGTTATTGCCAAAGCTATCAACAGCTTGTCATGCCTAGATTATACACGTATTCTAGTTGAAAAGTACTGTACGCCTTACAGAAAAGCAAAGCATATCTTATACTCAGAACTTGGATACTCAGCAAGTGAATACTATCGTATGTTGAATAGAGCTTTACTAGAGTTTGCAGAGTGTTATCAAGGCAAAGACTTACTAGTTTACCGATGAAATTTGGGAAAATCTTGGGAATTTTTTGGGAAAAAGTCGGGAAAAAGTTGGGAGTTTTTGAAAGGTTTTTGATGATAAAATAGTATTATCGAAAATAAAGAAAGATGACGTGAGAGGTCGGAAGCATTACGAAATGTCGTAGTGCTTTTCTTTTTGGAAAGGAGAGGAAGCATGCGTAAGGTTGAACCAATTCGTGATCTTGATGATATTGAGAGAATGAAAGATTATCTTAGAAAAAAGAGTGACAGAAACTTCATTCTATTCATGTTTGGTATCTACTCAGGTTTAAGAGTGAGCGATATCATACCTCTTCAGGTAAAGCAGGTAACTGCTGATAGGATTGAGCTGAAAGAGAAGAAGACAGGGAAGATAAGATACTTCCCGATTAGTCCACCTCTTAGAAAAGAAATCAATAAGTATATCAAAGATAATCAGTTAGCAGACTATGATTACTTATTCCCTAGTAAAAAGAAAAAGCGCACTGATGGAGTACGTATCACACACATTGGAAGAGTAGCAGTATATCAAGTGCTTCAAGATGCCGCAAGGTTCGTAGGCTTGACACATATCGGTACTCACTCAATGAGAAAAACTTTTGGCTATCATCATTACAAAAAGAATGGGAATGTAGCAATACTTCAAAAGATATTCAATCACTCTACACCAGATATCACACTAGGATATATTGGTTATTCTCAAGATGAGTTAGATGAAAGTATTTTAACTTTTGACTATTAAAAATTAAATGATTGATTATGTTTTATTTTACATATTGAGAAAATGTAAATAAGAAGATATAAAAAGTTAAGAGAGGCTTAGAGCCAGTAGACTTTATAGCTGATTAGTTTTATTTAACAGAATATAAGATATGTTAAATATAACTCCTTCGATATGTTAAATATAAATGGTTTGGATAGTAGATAGACCCCCCTATCATAGAAAGAAAGTTGCAGGTATTTTTAATACCCTACCCCCTTGATAGAAAGACTACCCCCCTACCTTTATAGATAGACCCCCTACCCCTAGAAAGGATACCCCCCTACTCATGTCAAGTACCCCCACCCCTAGAGCAGACCGCAGTGGTCCTCACCGCATTGCATTTGATAAGAATAAAAGGATTATATTAAAGACAAGAAACACTTGTGGGATTTGTGGTCAGCCAGTAGATAAGAGTTTAAGGTATCCTCACCCACTCAGCCCAGTCATTGACCACATTGTGCCAATCAATAAGAATGGACATCCATCTGATATCAACAACTTACAGCTTGCTCATTGGCAATGCAATCGGCAGAAGTCAGACAAGCTTTATGCTGATGATAAGACAGCAAGTCCAAAGATAATAGGCAATAGGAACTTGCCTCAGACTTTGGATTGGTTTTCATATAAATCTTAATAAATATTAGTAGTAGTAACGGCTATAAATTAACTAAATAAGTCCCTCCCTTTATAATGTTCGGGTTTTAATGAATAAAAGGGGGATTATGAATAAAACTATGGGGGGGTAGCACCCTCCCTCGGGTTGCTTCCGAACTTCCCGCCGTTACTGTACATTTTTTCTCGTGCAACAAGAAAGGAAATTTCGTATTTTGGAAAATTTGAAAGGTATTCAGTACCTACGGCGAAAGCTTGCAAATTACACCTCAAGCGTGGATCTAAGGTATTCACAGTATGCCATGGAACACAATGAATTGGATTTGGGTATCACAATCCCTCAAAATATCAGACAGCAGTATAGAGCTGTTTTGGGTTGGGCCGCTAAAGGCGTTGACAGTCTTGCAGATCGTTTGGTATTCCGTGAGTTCGGGAATGATGAATTTAATGCAAATCAAATCTTTGCACTAAATAACCCAGACGTATTCTTTGATAGCGCAATCTTGTCAGCATTAATAGGTTCGTGTTGTTTCATCTACGTAGCAAGTGGCGAAGGTACGCCAAGGCTTCAAGTAATCGAAGCAAGCAACGCTACAGGAGTGATTGACCCAATCACAGGCTTGCTTACAGAAGGCTATGCAGTACTAAAACGTGATGAAAACAAGGCACCTATCAGGGAAGCCTACTTCACGCCAGAAAGCACAACGTTTATCACAAAAGGACAAAAGCCTTTTACACTACCAAATCCAACTGGTGTACCTTTGCTAGTGCCTATCATTCATAGGCCAGACGCTGTAAGGCCTTTTGGACGTTCACGGATCACTAAGGCAGGTATGTACTACCAGTCATACGCTAAGCGAACACTTGAGCGTTCAGATATCACCGCTGAATTTTATTCATTCCCTCAAAAATACATTTTGGGATTGAGCCCCGAAGCTGAAAGCATTGATACATGGAAAGCTACTATCTCAAGCTTGCTTACCATTGACAAGGACGAAGATGGTGAAAAGCCAAGCATTGGCCAGTTCACTACTTCAAGTATGTCGCCATTTACAGAGCAGTTGCGGACAGCAGCGGCAGGCTTTGCAGGAGAAATGGGCTTGACATTAGATGATTTAGGTTTTGTATCAGATAATCCTTCATCAGTAGAAGCTATCCGTGCAAGCCATGAAAACTTGCGTTTGGCAGGAAGAAAGGCTCAGCGTTCATTGGGCTCAGGCTTTTTAAACGTTGCCTATGTGGCTAGTTGTTTACGTGATAACATTGCTTACTCAAGAGGACAATTTAACAAGACAGTTGTTAAGTGGGAGCCATTGTTTGAAGCAGACGCAAACGCTTTGACATTAATTGGTGACGGTGCTATCAAGTTGAATCAGGCAATACCTGGATACATGGACGCTGACACTATCCGTGACCTAACAGGTATTAAAGGCTCAGATAAACCAGCGCCAGTCGTGAAGGAGGTAGCAGATGGTGGAGGATATCGTACCAAGTCTACTGAAGAAGACAAGGAATGATTTTGAAAAGGCAAAAGAAAGCAATGAAGCTTTAAAAGCACTTGCTAAAAAGCTTGAAGATAGAAAAGCGACATACATTGACGCAAACAAATACTCTATAGAAGTTGGTCAAGAAATCTCAAAAGCTTTAGGAAAGCATATCAGCGTAGATAGCTTGCCAGAGGGAAAAATGCACTACAACATTGCGGAGCGCATTTTAAATGAGACCTTGAGCCGAAATCATGAGCTTGTATCTGAATATACAGAAGAAGTACAGAAGCAACTGAATGAAAAAGCTCAGCTAGGTCTTGCGGTTAAATCAGCAGACTTAAATCAGGACAGGATTGATGGCTTGATTGATAAGCTATCAGACGCTGAAAACTTTGAGGATGTTGAGTGGCTTTTGGAAGAGCCTATAGTGAATTTTAGCCAGAGCATTGTTGATGAAATCTTAAAGCTAAATGTAGAGTTTCATCATAAGGCAGGTTTGCATCCAGAGGTTATCCGCACGGCTACTAGTTTTTGTTGTGATTGGTGTCAGAAGAAGCAGGGACGCTATAAATATCCAGACGTGCCAAACGATATCTACAAGCGTCATAATCGGTGCCAATGTACAGTAGAATACGACCCGAAATCGGGCCGTAAGCAAAATGTTTGGAATAAGACTTGGAGGTGATCCGATATCTTCCAGCGACAGGGTTATCATGCTATATGATTGAAAGGACGGAAAGATGGTAAACACGATTGATTTTTCAGAGAAAAAGTCTAGTTTGGAGCGTGGTGCTTCCGTGAAAGAAATTTTGGAGGAAAATCTTGAAGCTAGCAACAACTATACTTCAGTATTGGTTGTTTCTTTGGATAAAGATGGTGAGATAAATCTTGGCTATAGTTGGGAAAGTAGCTTGCAGGCGTTAGGAATGCTTGAAGTTGCTAAAAACTATATTTTAAACGTAATTAATTAATTCATCCCAGCGACAGGGTTATCATGCGGTACGATTGAAAGGAAAAAAAGATGGCTAAAAAGAAGATTGGCAATCAGAATCCTACTCAATCGGTAATTTTAAAGTACGTCAAGAAGAATTCTAAAGCAAAAGAAGCTATCGAGCTTTATGAGCGCACAGGTCTATCTTGCTACTCATGGCAAATTAACTTGTTAACGCATATGATGGCAGTTGACAAGGATGATTTATGGGTACACCAGAAGTTTGGCTACTCAATCCCCCGACGAAATGGGAAGACCGAGGTTGTCTACATTTTTGAACTTTGGGGCCTGCATAATGGGATGAATATCCTACACACGGCCCACCGAATATCTACTTCACACGCATCTTTTGAAAAGGTTAAAAAGTACCTAGAAAAGATGGGATATGTTGAAGGAGAAGACTTTAGCTCTATACGGGCCAAGGGGCAAGAGCGGATTGAACTTTTCAAGGGCGGCGGAGTCATTCAATTCCGTACCAGAACTTCAAATGGTGGTTTGGGAGAAGGTTTTGACCTTCTCTTTATTGATGAAGCTCAGGAGTATACGACAGAGCAAGAATCAGCCTTGAAGTATACGGTTACGGATAGTGATAATCCTATTACTATCATGTGTGGTACACCGCCTACACCTGTTTCTAACGGGACTGTTTTCACCAGTTACCGTAAGACTTGTCTTTTTGGGAAAGGTAAGTACTCAGGTTGGGCGGAGTGGTCAGTATCGGAGGAAAAAGAGATAGACGATGTGGAAGCATGGTATAACTCTAACCCTTCCATGGGCTACCACTTGAATGAGCGCAAGATAGAAGCAGAGTTAGGTGAAGATAAGCTAGATCATAATGTTCAGCGTTTGGGTTTTTGGCCAGAGTATAACCAAAAATCAGCAATCTCAGAGACGGAATGGAATGAGTTGAAAGTAACTAATCCAATTCCTAGTGGCAAGCTGTTCGTTGGTATTAAGTATGGTCAAGATGGCGCAAACGTAGCTTTAAGTATCGCAGTTCGTACAGCAGATGAAAGGATTTTTGTTGAAGCTATTGACTGTCAATCGGTTAGAAATGGAAATGATTGGATTTTGGAATTTATCCGAAGTGCAGACATTGCAAGCATTGTGATTGACGGGGCAAGTGGACAGAAAATCCTTGATGAAGAGCTGAAAAAAGAGCGAATGAAGAAAATCATTTTACCAACGGTAAAAGAAATCATTGTAGCCAACTCAATGTGGGAACAAGGGATTTACCAAAAAACCTTATGTCACGCAGGCCAGCCTTCACTCTCTAAAGTTGCGACTAATTGCGATAAAAGAAACATTGGTTCAAACGGTGGCTTTGGCTATCGTTCGCATTTTGCTGATATGGATATCTCTTTGATGGATAGCGCCTTGCTTGCGCATTGGGCTTGTACGACTACTAAGCCTAAGAAAAAGCAAAAAATCAATTATTAAGGAAAGCAGTAAGATACTGCTTTTTTTAATGCCAAAAATTACCGAACTGACGGGGAAATCAGGAAGAAAGGAGACATGAAAATGTCTGAATTTAAAATAATTGAAACACAGGAAGAGCTTGACAACATTGTGAAAGAGCGTATCAGACGTGAGCGCGAAAAATACAGTGATTATGAAGAGCTCAAAAAACGTGTCTCAGAGCTTGAAACTGAAAACGGTGCTTTAAAGTCTACTGTTGAAGAAGATAAGCAAACCAGAGCAGGATTAGATGCTCAAATCACCGACTTGCAAGGAAAAGTAAGCAATTATGAAACCGCAAGTCTTCGCACTCGTATCGCACTACAGAATGGCTTGCCGTATGATTTAGCAGACCGCTTACAAGGTACAGATGAAGCCTCTTTGACAGCTGACGCAGAGCGTCTAGCAGGGTTCATGAGACCAGCACCAGTACCTCAAGCGCCTCTAAAAGACGTTGAGCCAGAGGTCTCTAGTGGTAAAGAGCTAGAGATGAGACAAATGCTTAAAGAAATGAATTTTCATAAATAAAGGAGTAATAACATGACAGACAATTCACTAAAAACAGCAACACTTTTTAAACCAGAACTTGTTAAAGAAATGATCAGTAAAGTGCAAGGGCGCTCAGTGCTTGCAAAACTATCAAACCAGACACCAATTCCATTCAATGGTGTAGAGCAATTCATCTTCAACCTTGAAGGAAATGCACAAATCGTTGGAGAAGGCGAACAAAAGCAAGCAGGAAAAGCTACAATCACTTCAAAAATTATCAAGCCATTGAAGTTTGTTTACCAAGCACGTATCACAGAAGAATTCAAATACATGTCTGAAGCTAAACAGCTTGAATACTTGTCACAATTCGCTGATGGATTTTCTAAGAAAATTGCAGAAGCGTTTGACATTGCAGCGCTTCACGGACTTGAGCCTAAAGGTATGACACCAGCTTCATTTAAAGACACCAACTCTTTTGATGGTGTAGTTACAGGTACTACAGTAACCTATGATGAAACAAAAGTTGATGAAAATATTGATACAGCGGTTCAAGCCATTGTAGCAAAAGGCGGAGAAGTTACAGGTATCGCTATCTCACCAGCCGCAGGACAAGCGCTTGCTAAAGTGAAAGTGAATGGCGTAGTACAATATCCAGAGTTCCGCTTTGGTCAAAATCCAGACTCATTCTTCGGCATGAAGTCTGATGTAAACAAAAACCTTACAATCTCAGGAAGCGCAGACCAAGACCACGCTATCGTGGGTGACTTTGAAAACCGCTTCAAATGGGGTTACTCAGAAAATATTCCGCTTGAAATCATCGAATACGGTGATCCAGATGGCGCAGGCCGTGACCTTAAAGCATACAATGAAATCTGTTTGCGTGCAGAAGCCTTTATCGGTTGGGGCATCCTTGACGCAGACGCTTTTGCGCGTGTTAAGGCCTAGTCTCTATGGCTTTATACCGTGATATTAAGACGGGTGCTGTAATCTCTTCCGATTCTTTAATCGGGGGAGATTGGGTACTTGTTGACACAGAAAGCTCAACGGCTACAGATATGACAGTGGCAGAGTTGAAGTCTACTTTAGACGACATGGGCGTTGACTATGAAAAGGGGCTTAAAAAGTCTGATTTAGTAACGCTTTATGAGGCAAACAGGGAGCTTTAACATGAAGAATTTTGCAACGATTGAAGACCTTCAACTACTTTGGAGAAATCTCAAGGTAGATGAAAGAGCAAGAGCAGAGGCTCTACTTGAAGTTGTATCAAATTCCTTACGTTTAGAAGCTGAAAAGGTCGGGAAAGACCTAGACGATATGGTAGCAGAAAGCGTCGCTCTCGCTAGCGTCGCTAAATCTGTTACCGTTGATATCGTAGCTAGAACCCTCATGACTTCAACTGACCATGAACCGATGACGCAAGTATCTGAAAGCGCGTTGGGTTATACGTTTAGTGGATCATACCTAGTGCCAGGTGGAGGGCTCTTCATTAAAGATACAGAGCTGAAACGCCTAGGCTTGAAGAAGAAGCAGAGATATGGAGCGATTGAAATTTATGACATGCCTAAAGGGAATACCTGTCACTTTGGTGGACAAGGTAGAAACTGGTGAAGATGATTTTGGGCATCCTATCTACGAAGATAAGAAGATTGTGATTGAAAATGTTTTGGTTGCGCCTACTTCAACGCAGGACGTACTAAATAAAATGAGTATTACAGGGAAAAAAGCTGTCTACACAATCGCTATCCCAAAAGGTGACAGCAATAATTGGGAAAACCGTGAAGTAGAATTTTTTGGCAGAAAATGGCGGACAATTGGGCTACCAGAAGAAGGTATTGAAGCCATGATTCCGCTTCAATGGAATAGAAAGATTATGGTGGAAGCTTATGAGTAATATGAAATTCGAGCTAAACGCTTTGGGCGTATCAGGGCTTTTGCGCTCACCAGAAATGCAAGCAATTCTTGAAGAAAAAGGGAAAGTAGTAGCAGACGGGGCAGGAGAAGGCTTTGAGCTCAAGGTATCGCCAGGGCATAAGCGTGCAAGTGCAACAATTAGTACAACTGATATCAAAAGTATGGCTAGGAACAACAAGCATAATATCTTATTGAAAGCACTAGGAGGCGCTAAATGATTGAATTAGTCGTAAGGAAGTTTTTGAGCAAGGAGCTTAAAGTACCTTGTTATCTTGAGCACAAAAAAGACTTGCCAGAAAGCTATGTGATGATAGAAAAGACGGGAGCAGGCGGAAGTGATTACACTCATTCAGCTACATTGGCTTTTCAGAGCTATGCACCATCACTTCAAAAGGCCGCAGAGTTAAATGAGGTCGTAAAGCAGGCGGTGGAAAACCTTATCACGGTTGATGAGGTGTGTGGCGTGCATCACAATAGTGACTACAACTTCACAGACACAGAAACCAAAAAATATCGCTATCAAGCGGTATATGACATTAACTATTTTTAAGGAGGTACTAACTTGACGCAAGAAGATAGCGTATCAGGAGTACGAACAAATGCAGAAACAGTAACAACAGGAGGAACTAATATGACAACTGCATCAGCATCAAATGTAACTGCTGCAAAACCTAAAATCGGTGGCGCAGTAGCAACAGCACCAGCGGGAACAACATTACCAACAAATGCGAAAGAAGAGCTAAACGTAGCTTTCAAAAAGCTAGGATATATTTCATCAGACGGCTTAACAAATGAAAACTCACCAGAAAGTGAAGAAGTAAAAGCGTGGGGCGGACAAACGGTCTTGTCTTCTCAAACTGAAAAGAAAGATACGTTTAAATACAAATTGATTGAAAGCTTGAACATCGAAGTTTTGAAAGAAACCTATGGGCCAGAAAACGTTACTGGGACCCTTGAAACAGGTATCATCATCAAGGCAAATGGTAAAGAGTTGCCAGAGCATTGTCTTGTGATTGAAACACTTTTGAAGAGCGGGTATATTAAACGTATCGTTATTCCACGTGGTAAAGTAAGCGGAATTGGTGAAGTTAGCTATAAAGATGGCGAACCAATCGGCTATGAATTGACTATCACTGCATTGCCAGATTCAAACGAAAACACTCACTACGAATATATTCAAGGAGCGTAATAAATGACGAAGCAAATCGATTTTCCAAAAATGAATGACAAAATTGAGGGCAAAACAGATGGTGGTTTTGCCTTTTCGATTGAAACACGAAGACTAGACAACTACCTTTTGTTGCGTTATATCGGTAAAGCAGATAGTGGTGACGTGCAAGCGGTTGATAAAGTTCTAGACCTTCTTTTTGGTCCAGAACAGGCCGAAAAATTTATTGATTTCTTGATTGAAGAAGATGGAATCCTTCCAAATGAGAAACTTTTTGGAGAAATCAAGAGCGTATTTGCACAGGTAGAAAAGCTAAAAAAATAGCGATACTGGCGCATATGATAGATTTGGATGAAGATGCTTTGATATGTGATTTAGCGGAAACTTATCAAGTATATGACTACAGACAGCTACCACTACAAACGGTAGCTGTTTTTGCTTATGGATTGAAAGATGATTCACGCATCAAGCAACTTTTATCGGATCAAATAGCGCCAGTTGAAAGAATTCTACTGGCAAGTATGGTTGACAGACTATCCATGCTCTTATGGATTCAATCAAAGGATGGACAAAAAGGAGTAAACAGACCGACGGCTTTAACAGACTTCTTTATCAAGAAAGAAAAAGAAGATACAAGAGAGTTCATGACTTTTGAAAGTCCTGAAGACTACGAAAACTATAGAAAACAACTGTTTTCTGGAAATGGAGGTGAAAGCTAGTGGCAACTCAGCTTGGAAAAGCTTACGTGCAAATCATTCCTTCAGCTAAAGGGATTGGCGGAATGATTCAGAAAGAACTTGGTGGCGAGGTTGCCTCAGCAGGAAACTTCGCTGGAGAGTCATTGGGTTCCAATTTGGTTGGAACTTTTAAAAAGGTAATTGCAGCCGCAGGGATTGGGAAAGCTTTTAGCGCCGCATTGAGTGAAGGGGCCGCTCTTCAACAATCCATCGGTGGTGTTGAAACGCTCTTTAAAACATCAGCAGGAAAAGTAAGAGCCTACGCAGAAGAAGCATATAGAACTACTGGACTTTCTGCAAATAAATACATGGAGACCGTGACGGGCTTCTCAGCCAGCTTGCTACAATCTCTTGGTGGAGATACAGATAAAGCGGCAGAAACAGCTAACATGGCCATGGTGGATATGTCGGATAATGCCAATAAGATGGGGACATCTATGGAGAGCATTCAGATGGCATATCAAGGGTTTGCTAAGCAAAATTATACGATGTTGGATAACCTGAAATTGGGTTATGGTGGTACAAAGCAAGAAATGCAAAGGCTTTTGGCGGATGCTGAAAAATTGACAGGCGTTAAGTATGACATAAATAACTTGTCAGACGTTTATAGCGCTATTCACGCGATCCAAGGAAAATTGGATATCACTGGCACAACAGCAAAAGAAGCATCATCCACATTTACAGGCTCTTTTGAAGCCATGAAGTCGGCCGCTCAAAATGTGCTAGGGAAGTTATCGATTGGAGAAAATGTTTTACCAGCCTTGCAAGCATTGCTGGAAACAACTAGAACATTTTTATTCAATAACTTTTTGCCAATGATAGGAAATATCCTATCTGGCTTGGGAGTAGTTTTGACCGAAGGGCTCAGCTCTTTAGCTTCTCAACTTTTTGGAGACGCTTTTGGAAGTGCAGTATATAACCAAATCGGGCGTGTAACAGGGATTTTTCAAACCTTTTTTGACATGATCTTCGGGTCTATGGACAAACAAGGAAATATAGATATTCTTAAGACGTTAGGATTTAGTGATGATGCTGCAACCCAAATTGTCAATATTGGAGAGAATATCCGAACGACATTCGAGAATATTGGAGCAATCATTGGTAATGTTATTGACATAGCAGGACAATTTGTAAGTAGCTTTTTAGGTATATCAGATGGAGCGCAAGGCGTGAACCTTCTCGGTATCGCTTTTGAGGGCTTGACTGGTATCTTAAGTGGTGTATCATCTGTTTTGAAAGACGTGACAGGCTGGCTTAAAGAGCACCCAGCTATTATAAGCGCTATGGCATCAGCTGTAGTTGGTCTTGTTACAGCATGGACGGCATACAAAACAATTGCTACAATCACCAATACGATTGAAGCTGTTAAAAACGGAATTTTCGCAACATCTTTTGCCTTATCTCAAGCTAGAGCAGTTGCTAGCGGAACCTTGACTGCTGCTTACGCGGCCGAAAATGCGGCAATAGCTGGAGCAAGCAAATCTTTTGGTTTGTTTAATGCAGTAATGTCTGCAAATCCTATTTTTCTTGTTATTGGTGCAATCACTGCACTGGTAGCCGCTTTAGCATGGTTTTTCACTCAAACTGAGACAGGAAAGGCGATTTGGTCATCTTTTGTAGATTCGATTAAACAAGCTTGGCAAGGGATTACCGATTTCTTTGTCGGCATTTGGTCTGGTATCTCTGAAGGTGCAAGCACGTTGTGGACTACAGTTGTAACGTTCTTTTCTGACTCGTGGGCAAGCATTCAAGAAACTGCTTCTACTGCTTGGACAGCAATTACTACAGCTATCATGACGGTTGTTCAGCCGTTTATAGACGGATTTATGAATATCTGGAACAATATTTCAGATGGTCTTACTCAAGTTTGGGAAGGGATTAAGATGATTTTTCAAGGAGCTTGGGAATTTATCAAATCCATTTTCTTAGGCGCTGTTTTGATCATCATTGATATTGTAACAGGGAACTTTAACCAGCTGGGGGCTGACCTTTCTCTCATTTGGGACGGCATTAAAAATGGCGTTTCTATGATTTGGGACGGTATTAAAACATACCTCTCTGGAGTCGTGGATGTTATCGTAGGGTCTGCAACTGCTGTTTTTGAGAACTTCTCTAATGCTCTTAAAGCGATTTGGGAAGGACTGTCTGCTGCAGGTAAGGCTATATTTGATGGTTTTGCTCAGATACTATCAACCGTTTGGGAAACTATTAAATCAGTTGCAAGTGGCGCGTGGGAAGCGTTGAAATCAACCGTGCTAGGATTGATTGATGGCCTTGTGCAAGGTGCTCAAAATGCTTGGGACAATATGAAGCAAGCGGTAAGCGACCTTGTAAGCAATGTTACAAGTATCTTTGATGGTATTCGAAACATTGACTTATGGTCAGCAGGTAAAGCTATTCTTGATGGATTCCTAGGTGGTTTGAAATCTGCTTGGAGTGCAGTCACTGACTTTGTTGGTGGGATTGCTGGGTGGATTCGTGATCACAAAGGTCCGATTGAGTACGACCGCAAGCTCTTGATACCAGCTGGTAATGCGATTATGCAAGGTTTGGACGAAGGACTCCAAGACCGCTTTAAAGGCGTGAAGAAAACAGTCACTGGAATGGCTGGCGAAATCTCAAACGCCTTTTCAGATGATGATTTTGGCTTGTATGATACACCAAATGTAGCAAAAAACATTGAAGCGAGCCTAGCTATCCCAAGTGCTCAGTTTGAGGCAAAAGACAGTCAAACCGTGTCTGAGATAGCAATTCTGAGAGCAAGTATGGAGAAAATCTTGACAGCAATCCTTGAAAAAGATACAGATATGTACTTAGACGGAGAAAAAGTCGCTTTAAATGTCTATGAAAGACAAGGCGCAATCTACGCGAGAGAGGGGATTTAGTAGATGGATTTTATGGTGATAAACAGCTTTAATACTTCAACAATCCCAAAATGCGTAGTGACCGACTTTGGGGCAGTTGAAGCGGCAAAACCGAAAGTAGCGGAAAACCCGAACCTCTTTGGGGTAAACGGGTCTTTCCGTGTGCTTGACGGGGCATACGAAAGCTATGAGCGTACAATCACTTTTTACGTAGCAAGACAATCAGATATTGCTACAATCGTAGAAAAATTTAAACCAGAAGATAATATCATTGAATTTAGCTATCAAGCTAATTCATTTTTCTATGCAGAGTTTGCAGGCGCTACTTATAAACCGCATGGCATGCACGGTTGGAGACTAGAGGTAAAGCTAGTTATGCAACCTTTCAGATACATGAAAAATCCGCCAACTTTTACAGCTACAGGCTCAACGTCTATCAGAAACGAAGGAAATGTCTATAGTGAGCCGATTGTGGAGGTGGAAGGCAGTGGAGACGTGCTTTTAACAATAAATGGAACTTCAATGTACCTTACAGTCAATCGTAAAGTTACAATTGACTGTAGACATAAAAAACAAAATATCTACAATGCTGATATGGCTATCCAGAACACGCTCAGAAAACGTGGAGGATTTTTCCAGCTCAAGACAGGCTATAATGGTATTGTTTGGACAGGGAACGTAAGAAGCGTGAAGATTTATCCAAATTGGAGGTATATCATATGATTTACCTTACTGCAACAAATACACCTTTAAACGATGCTTACAGTGATGAAATTGTGCAAGAGAGAAACAGCACCTATCAACTGAAATTTCGCTTTCCTACAAGTAATCCTCAATGGCAGTTACTGAAAGAGGAAACCTTTTTAGTTGCGGACGACTTGCACGGTACTCAAGATTTTGTAATTTTTGAAGTTGAAAAGCAAAATGGCTACGTACAAGTATACGCAAATCAGGTACTCAGTCTTTTAAATAACTATATCATCGGAAGCATTGAGATTGACAACGCCAGTGGTACACAGGCTTTAAGCCGCTTCGCAGGAAGTATCACGCGCCAGAATCCTTTCTCTTTCTTCTCAGATATCGACGACAGGCACACCTACAATGAAAAAGATAAGAATGCTATGGAGGTCTTGGTAAAAGACAAGCACTCTATCCTTGGCCAGTGGGGCGGAGACATGGTGCGTGATGGCTATAACCTACGATTACTGAAAAATGGTGGCTCAGAAAATGAGTCACTTTTTATGTATCGTAAAAATTTATCAACGTATCAGCACAAAAGTTCTACCAAAACACTAAAAACACGAATTACCTTTAAGACAACGGTAAAAGGTGAAGGAGAAAAAGCACAAGAGCAACACTTATCCGTAGTGATAGATAGCCCTTTAGTAGCTAGATATAGCCAAATCTATGAAGCTATTGTAGAGGTCAATGATGAAAACGTAAAAGACCAGGCAAGTTTAATCGAATATGGTAAGAAGTATTTTCGGACTACTATGTGCGATATGCTTGAAGATAGCCTTGAAATTGCAGTGGTAGGTCAGAGTGACGTGCCAGTGCATATCTTTGACGTGGTCAGCTTGTATCATGATGGCTATGGTCTTGACGTACGGAAAAAAATCACTAAATACACCTACTCACCTATGGCGAAGAGATTACGTACTATCGGCTTTGGAGCTTTTAAGTCAAGTCTTGCGACCGCTATCGGTGGCGTGGTAAATGACGCAGTACAAAATGAAAGCAAGAAGCTAAACTCTCATTTTGAAGAAATGCTAAAAAAAGAGATTGATAATGCAAACAAGGCTTTTGACGCAGAATTTAAAAAGCGTGAAACGTCTATAAAAGAATCAATCGAACAGTACAAGACAAAAGCTGAAGAAATGGGTGCAGAGCTTCGAGACAAAATCGAAAAAGAGCAACCAGAACTAGTAAAAAAAATTCGTAAAGATCTGATGAGTGGTACGGACTCTATCGCTGAATTAAGCAAGAAGCTTGAGCAAGTCAGTGAGACGGCACGTATCAATGCGAACTTAATCGGTGGTAACAACAGCACTTACTACAACAAAAACCGTTTAAACGGTGGAACAGCTAAAAAGATTACGTATGGTACAGACTTTGTGGAAGTCGGGCATAATGGCGACGGCTTTGAAGTGGGTAAGACCTACGTTATTAGTTGGTCGGCTTTGTGTAATCCGTATGGAAAAAATGATATCACTATCACTTTTGATAAAAGCACAATATATGGTAGTGGTAGCGTTGCGCTTGCGCCAGACAATACCATAATGCCTAGAGCTACGCAATCGGTGAGTTCAAGCCAAACGAAGGTGCTAGCGGTATACCATGGGTGGTATTCATTGACCTACTCAAGTGATTGGTATATGCCTACCGCTACGCGCGTGCTTGTAAATGATACATCTACTAGCTTCCGCGTGCCTTTGACGTATAAAAGCGTGGCGGATGCTCAAAACGCTACATATAGTACCAGTTGGAGTGAGAACCCAGATCTAATTTTTGACGGAGGAAGAACATGACAGAAACAATCCCAGTACGGGTACAGCATAAGCGCATGAGTGCAAGCGCATGGGCAAGTAGCCCTTTAGTTTTGCTTGATGGAGAGTTAGGCGTAGAAACTGATACGGGAAAAGTTAAGGTAGGTAATGGCCGTGACCGATTTTCAGCCTTGCAATACTTGACGGGGCCGAAGGGAGACCGTGGAGAAACAGGACCAGCAGGGCCGAAAGGTGCAGACGGTGTTGTGCGGTTTGAAGGCTCAGCGGCTGAACGTGCTTTATCAGAGTATGCCAAAAAGTCTGAAACGCCAGTATACCGTATCGCGAATAAGGATATCTATGGTGCAAATGTTGGCTCAGTCGCAACAATAAAAACAACCGATCTCATGAACCCAGACGGTATCAAGGTAGGGGATATTGTTGAAGACCTTTGGACGAATGACAGTACTGTAGATTATGAATTTTGGAAGGTAACGGCTGTTAGCGGTACTAATATTACTGTTCAAAAA